CGGCCTTCGGTCAGAAACGGCGCGTGCGTCAACGGTGTGCCTGACTTGGTCTGGGTCGCGTGCTCCTTGAATTGCCGGTACTGGCGCGAGAACCTTTCCGCATAGGTGATCTTCGCCTGACCTCCGGTGAACGGGTCGACGGCCCAGTGCGACACGGCGGTCGCCGGGAAAGCGCTCATCGAGCGCGAGCCGGGAAAGCGGATTTCAACGACCTCGATGTCATCGAAGATCGGCCGCCCTTCCTTCGCAGTCTTGCTCTCGTTCAGGATCGCGTGGTGACGGAACAGGGCAACCAGCGAGGCATCGGGGTCCTTGGGGTCGACAGCCATGGTGTTCTCCGTTGTGTCCCGGGACCGCCGCTCACACTTGGACCAAGAGAGCGACAGCCCCGGGTTTCGGCGAGGTACCATCTCGCCGAAAGCTTCGGTGATCAGGTCGCCGGGTTGCTGTCATAGAAACGCCAGTTGAACAGCGGGTTGACCTGCGTGAGTTCGCCCATCCATCCGATGAATTGCGCGATGGCGTCCTTGTCGATTGGCATCATGCCTTCGCCATCGAAAATCTTGTCGAAGTTGCGGGCGGGGTGGTAGCGAATGCGGAAGCTGTCGGTGTTGAGACCGAACGTCGTGTTCGCTGGCATGTTCGAGCCGATGCCGCCGTCGAGCACGATCTCGGCGCGCTTGCCGCCGCCGATGTATTCCACCGCGCTGAAGCCGAGCTTGCCCAGCGAGGTCTCGTTGGTCTGGCGCTGGATCGCGATGGTGGCCGCGTCGTACGCCGCATAGTGCTCGGGCGACATCAGCAGCAGATCGGCATACTGACGACCGCGCGACTGCTTGGTCATGATGTAGTTGAGGAACGGGCGGATCGTGTCCTTGGTGACCTGCGTGCCGATTGGCGCAGACGCCGATTGCGCGTCGAAGATCGAGGTGCGCCAGATCGCGGCGGTGTTACGGTCGATGCCGCCATAGATGCCGGTGTTGACCACGATGGGCACTGCGGTCGCGAGGCCGGTGATCTGCTTGCCGCCGTTCGCCGTGCCGTCGCTGTAGATGCCAGCGTCCATGGTGTCTTCGAGCGCGCGCTCGGCCGCATCCATGTACGTGTCGTAGACGTCCATCAATTGCGCTTCGCCCTCGTTGTTCAAGATTTCCTGCATCGAGAGGATGACAGGCACGACGACCATCTTCGGGTCGAAGTAGGCGTCGTTGAACAGATCGATGGACGGGTTGAGCAACTGATCGAAGCCCGAGTACCACTGCGCGACCTGCTTCGAAATCTGCAGCGTCTGGCGAATGCGGGGACCGGAGTAGGTATTCCACAGGCCCTTGCGCCGCATCACGGTGAGCAGCGCGTTGTTGTTCGAGACGAGGTCTTCGTAGCTCGATGAGCGGTCTTCAATCGCCATCGAGAGGATTTGCTGGTAGGCAGCGTTGGTGTTGATATTCGGCATGATTGCCGCTCCACGGAAAACGGGTTCAGATCAAAGCGAGCAGCCGCGCATGCGCGCGCTGGTCGCGGCGATATGGGTCCGGGTCTGAGCCGTCGTGTGTGGAGTTGCGGGTCTGAGCCGCGCGTGATCGTTTAGATCGTGCCGCTTACTCGTCGCATCGCGTTGGCGATGGCTTCGCGTCGACCGACCGGTTTGCCGCCCTTGGCCCGGGACGCCCCGTTTGAGGAGGCTACGTCTGGCGCGCCGTGGATGGAGCGGTCGGGGTTGCGGGTCTGAGCCGCTGTGCCGTTACCGGTGCCGTTGGTGCGGGTTTGAGCCGCCCGAGCGGGGCCGGGCCGAAGCAGTTCGGCGCGCTGGTACGCGGTGTCGATGTCGAAGCCCAGCTTGACCTCTTGCTCGATCAGGTCGGCAAGCTCATCAAAGCGGGGATGCTTCGGGTCCTCCGCGTAGCGGTCGAGCGCCGTTCGCGTGTTGGCGAACTGCCGCTCATACTGCATCTCCTTAATTCCCGACGCAAGCGTGCTCACCATCTGATGCAATTGCCCGATCTGCTGGCTTGCCGCGCTCTGTGCGTTCTCGTTCTGCCGGAGCTTATGCTGCTCGGGCGACTGATTGAGGATGTGGTGCGCGACATCGCGCAGCGTGAGCCGCTGACCATCAGGGGTCTGCAGGTTCAGATTGTTGACGATGATGTCGAGCCCGCCGACCACGTCGGTGCGCAGTTTCTGCTCCATGCCGACGTAATTGTTGAGCGCGCGCTGCAGTGTCGTGCCGTGCTCCCTCGCCATGGCCTCGAACGGCCGCAGCGTCTTCATCGTCTCGTGATCGCCCTTGTAGCGCTTGTAGGCGCCGTCGAATTCGACATGCATGCGGTGGACGTCGGCGCGCACGCTCTCCGGGGTCGCGCCCCATTCGGATTTGGCGCGGTCGGTCATGCGCGGTGGCGCTTTGGCGTAGGGTGCCGTGTCGGGCAACGGCGCCGTTTGCGCGCCTGCTGCCTGCGTTTGCGCAGCGGTTTGCGCGCCCTGCGCGCCGCCCTGCTGCTGTGCAGCCTGTTGGCGCTGCGGCTCATCGGCGGCCTTGGCTGGGGCAAAGCGGCCCTGCTCGCGCGGCTGCTCGGCACGCGGCTGATCGGCCGGGCGCTTGCGCAAATCAATCGGCTCAAGCTTCTCGCGCTCGCGCGTCTCGCGCCGCTGCGGCACCTCGCGCTTGGTCTCCTCGGGCGGCTGGTTGTGACCCATCTTGGCGTCGGCGGCCTTCGGTGGGTTGGTCTCGCGCGCCTTGGCGAACGCCTTCTGGATCGCCTCGCGGCGGCTTTCCGCGCGCGGCTGTTCGCTGCTCGGCTTGTCGGGGGCCTGCGAGCCGACCGGCTGCGGCGCGGAGACCGGGTTCGTGTCGATGGCCACCTCGTTCGCAGGCGCGTTCTGCTGCTGCTGCGGCGGGTTGGCGTTCGGTGCGTTGCTGACGTCGGACATGGCTTACCTGTTCTGTCGGGGCCGTTCCCCGGCCCGGTAGCGCGCGACCGCGCGGCGTAGCGCATCGCGGCGCGCGGTCTTCACGGTCGCATCGTTGGTCGCACGCAGTTTCGGCTTTGGCTTTTCATTGCCGATCTCGGTCAGCCCGTGCGCGCGACCGACGTCGCGGAATTTCCGCTTCGATGTGTAGAAGCGCCCGTCGACCTGCTCGGTCGGCGGCATCTCATCGCAGATCAGATACGGCATCGGCATGTGCGAGCAGGCAACGGGTCCGCGCTCGCGCGCGATCCGCCACCTGCCCGGCTCGATCTCGATCAGCGTCGGCATGAAAGCCTCAACGTCGTCCCATGTGTTTGTTGTCGTCGCGTGATGTCTCGTGCTTCGTTTCACGTGCAACATTTGTGACGGTCGGTGACGGTTGATGCTCAACATTCTTAGACTGCGCGAGCACGTCCGATCCCGGTGGCTCGTTGATGCTGGGCAGATCGCCGGTCGCTTCGCTCGGCGCGTCAGGCTCGTTGATGCTGCGCAGCGGTGCACCTGCTTTCGGCTGGGCGGGAGCCGCTGCCGGTTTTGTCGTCGGCGGTGTCGCCTCGGTGCGCTCGTGCTCGTGCTCGTGCTTGTTGGTCATGTGAAGGTCCAATCGACTGCTGCTGAGGTGATGCCACCATTTCGGACGGTGACTTTCCATGTGCCGGGCGAGGCCTTCTTGTTCACGTGCGTGTCGATATTCCATTGCGAGAAGAAGTGCGTCTCCAGCGGCTGTTCGTTCAGATAGATCACCGACGTCTTGTGAAAGAAGTTGCCGGTGCAGGTCAGCGTGACCGAAGCGCCGTCACCGGCGGTCGGGTTGGGGCCGATGGTGTCGAGTTGCGGACCTGTCGCGGGCGAGTTGCTCGATGCGTGATCGACGTTCGGCTTGGTGGTGTAGTTGCCGAGGTCGGACACCGACTGTGTCGGGCACTCAGGCCGCGAGTGCAGCGAGGTCACGACCACCTCGGTGCCAGCGCCTTCGTGCGCTGTGCCGCTCACAGGCGCGACGAACACGGTGAGCGATCCCGCCACACCGTCATCGAGTTGCGCAAGGCCAGCGGTCGTCGGCGGTCGCATGCCGACGCAGGCCATGTTCGTCGGAGGCGTCGGGCTTTCCGGTGCCACCGTTGTTGCGCTTTGAGCCATGGCGAGCCTCCACTTATGTGAACGTCCAGTTGGCTGGGGCCGTGCCGACGCGGTCGGTCACGACGGTGACCGGGAGCGTGCCTGCGGTCGCCTTCTTCGGTGCCGCCGCGACATTGAGTTGCACCGCGCTGATGAAGGCGGTGACCTGCGCAACACCGTTGACGTAGACGACCGATTGCCGCGTGAAGCCTGCGCCGTTCACCGCGAGCGCGTTGGTGCCAGCACCGGCCACGAGCGAGGCCGGGACGAGGCCGCTGATGCTCGCGCTCGCGCTCGGCGACAAGGTCGAGGCGTGCTGCCCGTTCGGCTCGCGCGTGAAATTGCCGAGGTCGGAGGTTGCGATAGTCGGACACTCCGCGCGTGAGCCGGGCGCAACGACGTTGACCTCGCTGCCAGCGCCCTCGGAGGCGGTGCCGCTGACCGGTGCTGCAAACACCAGCGCGGAGCCCGCCGCGCCGTCGTCAATCGGGTTCAAGCCCGCCGTGGTCGGCGGTCGCATGCCGACCTGCCCGCCGAAGTTGGTCGGCGGCGAGGGGCCGTCAGGTGTTACCGTGGTTGCACTTTGCGCCATTGTCGGCCTCCCTTGGTTGCGCTACAGATCAGCGATGCGCGACATCAGCCCCGACGCCACCGCCCTTGTCCTCGACGTCTCCGAGGCGCCCGAGGTTTATCGCCTGATCACCGTCAACACGGACGGCGATCTGGTTGACCTTTTGGAGGAGCTTGACGACGCCGATGCCGCAGGCAGGCTCGCCACGAGCGTTGCGCTCTCCAGCAAGTTGCCGCTCTCGGTCTGCACTGAGCCTGCTCACTGACGCGTCTCCTCCAGATGCCGCATGATGTTGTCGAGCCAGCGCTGATCGGTGCGCTGGAAGACCGGCGCGCGACCCTTGCCCATCAGGTAGTCAAACTGCACCGGGGCATAGCCCTGCTGCGCGTAGGCCGACATGATGTCGGGATACATCACCTCTTTCGGCACCGAGCGGCCGAGGCCGCCGAGGTAGCTGCCGCCGAGCGCAGTCGAGTAGGTGCGATGGCTCGACGGCGCGATCTTCTCCGGGTCCACCTTTGAGATCGACAGACCGGCTGCGCCAGTTGGCTCATGCAGCAGTCGCGGGTCCGTGACGGCGAAGCGTGCCTCGGCGACACTCGGAAAACCCGCGTCCTGATATTTGCGGCTGTCCATCAGCTTGGCGAACTTGTTGCGCACGTCGCCCGACGCGTCGACCAGATAGGCGCGCAGCCCGGGGTCCTTGATGCCGGGGAAATCTTCTACGCCGCGCTCGGTTCGCATCGCGGCATCGAAGCTCGCCGCCGAACCCTTGGCCGGATCGCTGGAGCGCTTGAGAATTTTCGCGCCCTTGGCCATCTCGGCGAGCGTGTCCGAGACGTGATGGGAAAAATCGACCGAGCGTTCGCCCATCGCCGTGTAGGGCAGATAGACCGGCGCACCTTCCTGCTCGGCGATACGCTTGGCGCGGTTCGCGATTGTCGAGATGACGCCCTTGTCGGAGGCCCAGACGTGCCCGGTGTCAGCGTTCGCCGCCATGAAGCCGTGACCGCCTTGCAGGTCGACCGGGGACGCGAGCGGCTTGTCGCCGATGCCGGTGAGGCGCGCACTGGCCATTGAACGATCACCGACCGCAGGCATCAGCACGCCGCCCTGCAGCGCCTCAGGTGAGATCACCCGTTCGTTCACCGGCATCGCTTCGCGCGCTGCAGACATCTCGGCGACGGGCCGTTCGAGCTTCACTTTCGAAATGCCATGCCATAGCGGGTCGCCAAGCTCGGCCACGCCGCCCATGACATCGGGCTGGATCAGCTTGCCGCCACCGGCAGCGCCGAGCGATCCGGGCGGCGCGCCACCCGGCAGGCGCGATGCGCCGACCATTCCCATCGCGGTCGGCGCGGCCCATGCGACCTCCTCCTCGGGCGTGAGACCTTCCTTGTAGGCGCGGCCCGGCAGCATCGCCCAGTCGCGCAAGCCCGCACCGATGCCCTCGACCACGCGGCCGAATTTTCCCTGCGCGCGCGGCGTCGGGTTCATCACCGCCCCGGTCATCGGGTCGACGTCATAGGTGTCCTGCGCGGCGAGGTCGCCCATCATTGGCGGAAAATCCCTCCGGGTTGCTGCGTGAGCTTGAACTGCTGCGCGGCGCGGCGTTCGTCGGCGCGTGCCGCCATGTCGGCGCCCTTGTTCATCGCGGCCTGCTGCGCCAGCGCGGCCTTCTGCCGTGTGACTTGCATGTCGGTGTCGGCCTTGATCATCGAGGCCTGATGCTTCTCGCGATCCGCGATCATTTTCAGATTGGTCTGCTGCTGCTTGGCGGCGTCGGTCTGCTGACCCTCGCGCATCTTGGCCATCGCGATGCGCTGTTCGCTCTCGATCTGCGCGCGATTGTTGTCGGCCTTCATCTTGAGTTCGGCCGCCTGCAGTTGCGCGTCCGCTTGGTTCTTGTCGCGCTCGCGCTTGTCCTTCATCTGCTCGATCTGCAGCGCGATCTTGCCCTGCGCGGTGGTCGGGTCGTCGCCGCGTGGCGCGTCGGCCTTTTCCTTCATCTTGTCGACCAGATCATTGATCGAGCCTTCCAGCGAGCGACCGGCGCGATACGGCGCGGTGGCAAACTTAAGCACCTCGCCGCAGAATTCGGCGGTGTCGGGGGCAACTTGGATCATCTGCGTGAGTTGCGGCAGCAGCTGCGCCAGCACACCGACGAATTCGGAACGGCGCTGCTTCTCGGCGTTCTCATCCTGCTGGATGGTGCTGTCGGTCTCGATGTCGAGCACGAAGGAGCGCGCGCGATTGTTGCGCAGGAAGGCGAGCACCTGCTCGACGGTCGGCTTGGCCATCACCTTGGCGATGGCGTCCTGTCCGTCCTGCATCACCTGTTGCGCTTGCTGCAGCATCTGCGGGGCTTGCGGATTGCTTTGCATCACCTGCTGCGCTTGCGGATTGCTCTGCAGCATCTGCATCATCTGCTGCTGCTGGCCAAGCTGCTGCTGCAGCATCATGACCTGCTGGCGCTGCATCGCCTGCGTCGGCAACTGGCTCTGGCTCATCTCGATCATGGTGATCGGGTCGAATTTCTCGGTGACGATCTCGGCCGTGATGGTGACGAGGTCGACCGCGACCCGCTCCATCTCGGCCTGCTTGTCGCGAATGCGGGTCGAGCCGTACTGCGTCTTGAGTTGCTGCGCGCCGAGCGTTTCGCGCGCGTCGGTCGCGCCGCGCATGATGTCGGACAGGCCCATGATTTGATAAATGTCGTCAATGATCTGCTTGCGCAGTCCGACCAGCGCCGTGATGGTCTGCGCGATCATGTCGATGGGCAACCAGATGATCACCTCCTTGGTGCCGCCGAACGCGGCCCAGTTCGACACCGGGACGAGCACGCGCCCGGGGGTTTTCATCTTGATCGCGGCCTGCACGGCATCGCCAAGCTCGGCGCCACCGGCCGGATAGAAGCCCTTCGCCTCCAGCGCATCGGAGAGGGCGTGAATGCGCGAGGTCAGCAAATTCAATTCATCAAGCTGATCGCGGTACTGCATCACGTCGGGCACGGGGACGAGCGAATTGCGCTGCACGGTGCCGTAGGCCGGGCGCGGGCACGGGAAATAGTCCGAGAGATCGAGGTGCGGATCGTCCTCATCGAGAATGTCTTCGCAGCCCTTCGCCACCCACACGACGCGCCGCTCGCTCTTGCTCCAGATTTCCCAGAACTTGGCCCGCTCGCGACTGTCGGCGCCGCCGACCTCCTTGGCTTCCTTGTCGACGCGGTATTCGGCCTCGTTGTAGGCATCGCCTGAGTGCTCGTAGAAACGGTCGCGCGCCTCGCTGCGTGTGAGGTAGCTCGCCGCCGCGACCCAGCCGACCTCGCGCCAGTTGCGGCTGACCGAATGGAGGAAGTCGCGCCGGTTTTTATAATCGATGCAGACGCGTTCGCTGTCGTAGTAGCTGCCGCTCTCCTTGCCGCTCTCATAGCGGCACCACGGCACGCCGCGACCGATCAGCGCGACATCGTCGCGTACCAGCAGCATCAAATCCTGAATGCGCGTGAGGTCGAACAGGACGACGCAGACGCGTTCGAGCATCTCGGAGGCGGCATCGTAGACCGGGCGGCGGTCCTGAAATTTCGGCACCACGACCGGGCGCGGCGGTGTGGCGTAGATCGCGGGCTTGATCACCTCGATGTTGGCCCAGAACATCTGGAATTCCTTGTCGCGGCGCATGTCGGCGAGCCGTTCGAGCGAAGCGTAGAGCCGTTCGAGGCGGTCGCAGTGCGTGTTGTACGGTTCGAACGCGGTCTCGCTCTCCTCCAAGAGATTGAGCCACGCCTTGGCCTTCTTCGGCTCGATGGCCGGGTTGAATTCCAGATCGTCGTGGCGGATGTCGTCGCCGTACGGTTTAGCCATGACGCACCTGTGCGAAATAGGCATTCCTCATTGCCCGATGCCTCCGAGCAAGATCGCGACGACGAGGATGACGGCGAGCACGAGCACGCCGATAGCGAATTGCTGGGCGCGCTCCGGTGTCACAGCATGATCCCCGCGCGTGGTTCGGGTGGCGGCGGAATGATCCAGCCGGATGGAAGCAGCGGCGGCGGTGTCACGACGCGCGGCGGCGGCGCGCGCCATGCGAGCGCGAGGTAGCGAAAGCTGTCGGCCGGGTGCGAGGTCCAGTCGTGGACCGCGTTGGCGCGGAACGCCTTCTTCTCGTCGTCCCATTCGCGCCGGTACTGCTCCAGCGCATCGATGCCGCCGACCTCGGTGCGCGGATGGAAGACGCACAGCGGCAGCGTGCGCCGCACCGCGTTGCGCCCGTCCTCGATGGATGCGTTCGGGACCAAGATCGGCTTAAGACCGAGCAGGCGCATGGTCTCGACGCGGGTGCGGCCGGTGCCCATCTCCTTCACCTTCGCGTCGTGCGGCACGTGATCCTCGCCGTGGGTCCAGCCCCGGTCGCGGTAGCGCATCTCGATGATGTCGCGATAATGTTCGAGGCCGACGCCCGAGGTGGCGTAATGGTCGAGAATAAAGATTTGCGAGCCGACCATCTGGTAAAACCAGATACTCGTGTCGTCGGTCATGCCCAAATCCCACGCGCGATGCACCGGAACACCGGGTTGCGCGTCGATGTCGATAATGCGGTTTTCAGCGCGCACCAGCGCCATCTCGTAGGCGTAAAATGCCCCGAGAATAGCGGCGTTCCAGTCGCACATGTATTCCTGCTGGAATTGCGCGCGCCCGACGTCCATGCCGTAAAGGGCCTGATACTCGGCGAGCGCCTCCTCCAGCCGCTCCTGCGAGAGCGCATGCGTGTCGAGCGCAGTCAGGCGTTCGGAGAACCAGCCCGATGTTGCTTGCGCGTGGTTGAACATCGAGAGGGCGTGGTTTCTGCCGCGCGGCGTGGTGATGAAGGCGGCCCAGCCGTTATTTTCCTCCAGCATCGGGCGGTGGTAGGCCCACGCTGACGGGTTCGCGAGCGCCCATTCTGAGTAGGTGATGCCCGCGACACCTGCGCCGACGGTGGCGTCGTAGCGGTCGCTACCGATGATTTGCCACGTCGAGCCGTTCAGAAAGCGGATGAACATCTCGTTGTCGTTGGTGGTCTCACGCAGCATCGGCGGGAAGGCTTCATCGATGCGGCGCTTGCCGGTGTGCGCGTTGATCGCGGTCCAGATGGCTTTGCGACCTTGCAAGAATTCTGGAAGGCAGTGCCAGTAGTTGCCCGCACGCTGCATCGCCGCGCACGAGGCGTGATGCAAACAAATCTCGTCCTTGCCCGCACGCCGATGCCATACCGCCATCGCACGCTTGCCGCCGTTGGCGAGATAGCTCCACAGCGCCATCTGATGCGCGCGCGGGAGCCAGCCATTGTGGGGAAGCGTGATGTCCATCAGGGGCGCTCACCGGAAAATGTGAGAGCCTCGTCGCGCGGAGGACCCGTGAAATGGGTTCCCTTGGACACAAAGCCCCGGGGAGGTCCCCCGGGGGCCGACCGGGCGAGGCCTACCAGCCTAGGCGGGCCATCACACGCTGCACGGTCATGTGCGACCAGACCTTGCCGCCTCTCGGTGTCTCGATGCCAAGCTCGGTCAGCTTGCTTGCGATGACACGCGAGGGCAGGCCAATCATCGGCATCACCACTTCGCGCAGTGCAAGATCGCGCTCTGCTGCAGCGGCTTTCTGTGCCTCGACCATCGAGGCGTTGCCGAGCACGACACCGCGTGCTTTCGCTGCCTGAAGGCCAGCGGACGTGCGCTGCGAGATCATGCGCCGCTCCTGCTCGGCGAGCGCGGCGTAGATGTGCAGCGTGAAAGGATCGACGTTGCGGCCCAGCGCACACACGACGAACGGCACACGCTGTGCCATCAGGCCTGCAATGAACGCCACATCGCGGCTCAAGCGGTCCAGCTTGGCAACGCATACGGAGGCCGTGGAGCGTTTCGCGTGCTTCAGAGCGGCCTTTAGCTGCGGGCGGCGATCCAACGCGTCTGCGCCCTTCCCTGTCTCGATCTCGGTGTATTCCGCGATGATCTCCAGCCCCTCGGCCTTCGCGAAGGCCAGCACTGTCGCGCGCTGCGCTTCCAGACCGAGGCCCGAGCGGCCCTGCTGTGCGGTGGAAACCCGGTAGTAAGCGACGAGTGCCATTTGGCGCATCCCTTGGAACGTTCTGACGAACGTCAATATGGTCCAAGGTGTGCCAATTGGCAAGCGAATTCGTTGAGTATGGGGTGTGCCAATTGGCAAGCGCACAATTCATGGCTCGCCCTCAGTTTTCTTGGGCACCAAGGTCAGCACCTTGGCGTCGTTGCTCGCATCAAGAACTTGCGGCGCTGCAGTGCCTTCGATGATGTGCCGAATGGTGACGCGAATATCGCCTTCGCCGTCTGCGCCAGTATGCGCTTGCGGAGCTTTGCCCCAGCCGCGATCCCAGATCAGACCGACAGCAGCCACGCGTGCGTTGTCGCTCTCGCTGTTCTGCGCAATGCCGCAAAGCACGCGCAACCCCATCTCGGTGTGTGCACGCGCCAGCGATCTCAAATCGGTTGGTGCTCGCGCCATTTAGGTCCGAGGTGCCGACCACGACCTTTGAAGCCGCGAAAACTGCGCGCCGTTCTCCATCGCGTCAAGCTTAATCCCTGCGCGTGGTGACGGTGACGGTCTAGTGACGATCTTCCTTATATAGCGTTACAAACAGGGTCTTTGTATACCTATATAAGGGAAGATCGACACGAACCGTCACACCGTCACCAATGTGACGGTCATGACGCTTAATCTCTGACATTATAACCACACTTGTGACGGTGTGACGGTTGGTGACGGTCTCAGGAGATCAATCCATTACGGCACCACCACCGTGTCCTGCCCGAGCGTTTCGGCTCCCAGCCCAGATCGCGCAGGATGGAAGCGATGCGCAGGCTGTGCTCCTGCCGCAACTCCTTGTCGACAAAGCCGAGGGCCTCGCGGGCGATCTCGCGCGTGGAGACCCGGGTGCGCTCGATGAGAAACTGGTCGATGCGGTCTTCCCAGATGTCGCCCGTGTAACGCTCGGCCTGCTGCGGCTTGATGATCTCAGCTTCGAACGCGGGATCAGGCCACCACGTGCCGCCCTCCTGAAACGCCGCCAGCGCCTCGGCGAACAACTGGTCGCGCTGCTCGGCCAGCAAGCCAAGCTCGATGCGCCCGGTGATCCCGGTCTTCACCGGCCAGAAACGGCGACCGCCTGTCGGGTCCTTGAGGTATTGATCCTGATTGGTCGTGCCGACGAACACGCATTGCCTCGGCTCGTGCACCTCCATCCGACCGTACGAAGGCCGGAAGATTTCCACGCCGCGCGAGATGAAGCTCTTGAGCAAGGTCGCCTCGGCGCGGTTCATCGCGTGCATCTCGCTCACCTCCACCAGCCACTTGCCACGCAAATGCTGCGAGACCTCCTTGCCGCTGGTGATGTCCGGCAGATTGTCCGAGAACCATTCGCCGCCGAGCACGCGGCACGCACTGCTCTTGAGAATGCCTTGCGGCCCCTCCAACACGATCATGTGGTCGGCCTGACAGCCGGGCTGCACCACACGCGCAATCATCGAGATCAGAAACATGCGCCCGATGTGCTCGCTGTAATTCCCGAGCGGCGCGCCCAGATACGACGTCAACCAAATCCCCAGACGCGGCACCCCGTCCCATTGCAGCGACTGCAGATAATCGATCACCGGATGAATGGGACACTCGCGCGTGCGCGTCGACAGCGCGTTGCGCACCACATCGAGCCGCAAGCCCGGCATCCCGTTCTGATGCAGCCACTCCAACAGATCGCACGCATCCGCGTCGGTCACATAACGATGCACCGGCTCGAGATGGCCAAGCTCGCGCAGCATCACCTCGCTGCGCAGCATCTCGTCGTAGCCGTAATTCTCGCGCAATGCCGGATCGAGCCGCAGCGCCAGCATCACGTTCGCATGGTTCGGGATCAGCTTGCCCTTCTCGGTCAACAAACACCGCGATTGCCATTGCGCCCGCAGCCGCATGTCGAACAGCACGACATTGTCGTCGTCATCAGCCATGAACCGGCTCCCCGAGTGGAAGCTCAAGCTGATGAAGCTTCATGTACGCCGCCGTGTAGGCCGCCCGCGCATCGGGCACCGCAATGCGGTCGATCACGACAAGCTCACACTGATGATCATGCTCGGCCGCGAAGCGCTTGAGGTCGCTCGCCTTCAGCCCGACGCCATCGAGAACATTCGCGCGCGCCAGATCGACCCCGAGGCCGTGGTTCACGCCACCGCAAATGCACGCGCATCGCGCATGCACCGCGTTGTAGCAGTTCGCATCGCAGCGCCCGACACATCGCTCCGAGGAATAGACCGCGATCAGTGTCGCCATGACTTGTCCCCCTTCAACCAGACCTCGGTCGGATCAAACGGCTTTTCGAGAAAACGCACGCGCGGCAACGTCACCGGCTTGCGATGGCCGGTGTGCCGGTCGTACTCGCCATCTTGGTAGTGCCGCTTCGGCCCGGAACGGGCGGGCGCGCGTTGCCGCATCGGCTTGCGCGCAAACGGATTGTCGAACCTCATGGCTCTCACCCCGCGATCTGCGTTGCACGGCTCATGTCGATGAAGACGTTCATGCGCAGCGCGCGGCCGCCATTCACCGTCGCCTGCGTCTCGGTGAGCGCACGCCGAAACGGCACCGCCCAGTGATCGAGGTCGTAGAGCTTGGCGACCATCAGCACGCGGTCGGGAACGAAATACAAAAGCCCGAGCAGCGGCACCTGCAGTCCGCGCGAGAGCCACGCGCCGACCTGCACCTTGCGCCATGTCAGCAGCATCTCGCAGTCGAACGTCGAATGGAATGTCGCCAGCGTGACGTTGTAGCGGCAGCTGGTCAGCGCGACCGCGCACAACGTATTGCCCTTGAGCACGAAAGCGTCGAGCCTGCTCGCGCGATCCTTCGGCGTGTGCAGGTAACGCGCCTTGTAGTGCCGCTCGAACAGGTCAGCCGCGAAACCCTCGTCGCGCAAGGTCTGCTGGCCGAGCGGTGTGTTGACGTCGAGGCTCATGCCGACACCACCGCGCGCACGATGCCGAGATCGCGCAACGCGCCGACCGCGTCCTCGAAATTATCGGTGAGCAGATAGCCGTGACCGCAGCGCATCAGATGCCACGCGACGATGTTCTGCTCCGCGCTCGCCACACCGCGCGATCTGCGCTTGAGTTCGAGGAAGAACACCTTGCCCGGCCCGACGAAGATGAAATCAGGCCAGCCGGGCTTCACGCCCATGCGCTTGAGGCGACCCGCCGTCGCCTTGCTGCGCTTCTCGCCCATCGGCAGATGCGTGAATATCCAGCCCGGCATGATCCAGCGCGAGACCAGATCGGCGAGCGCACACTGGACCGCGAATTCTTTCGGCGTCGGCGGTCGCTTGCCACGCTGACGCGGTCCCTTGAACAGCCCAAGCTGTCGCTCGTCCATGTCGCGCCCTCAAGCAGCGACATCAATGGTGGCGGGTGGTTTCTCGCTGCCGGTGAACGCCCACAGGCGCAGATCGGCGACATAACCCTGCTCGAACAGAACATCGCGCATCACACGATAATGCCGTGGCGGGAAAACACCGGCCTTGCGCCAATTCCACACGCTGCTCCTGCTGCAGTCGGTCAGCTTGGCGAGCTTGGACACGCCGCCGAGCGCGCGCACGACCTCGTTGAACGAGAACAGCAGGTGCTTGCTGGGAGACCCATCTGATGTCGTATCAGTCATGGGTCAGGCACAAAGAACACGGATGCGGGCGCTGTCAAGAATGACAAGATGTCAACCCGATAGGACCGACCCGGTCCTAATAAGTTGTGGACAACTGTCTGCGCCCCGGTACAGCCTTCAAAAATGTCTCACGCACTCGTGAATAGACGGTAATTACGCCCGGCATTTCAGCGGTTTAGACGACCGTGTCCACAGCGCCGCGCAGTTTGGAAAAATTCGGAAAAACACAATTTCGCCACGCCGTTAATGCCCATTTCACGGGCGGTACCGAGCGCAGATGGGCGCTGTCAAGACGCCAAAATGGCACGTGACGGCGCTGTGTCATCGCCGGATTGCCCTTATTGTCGAAGGATTTGATCGTGCTATGTTGGGTTAGCCGAGCGGCCCAGACCAAGCCCGCTTGTGCCCATACAACATCCAAGCGAAAACGATAACCACATTCAACCGTTACACAACCACGTTTCCGAGGGAGGGCGAAGCTATGACCGAGTGCCACCTCTCGCCCTTGCGCGAGCGATACACCACCGCATCGCAGGCGCGCATCATCGTCCACGGCAGCGCCGACGAACTGTTCGCGCTCTGGCAGGAACGCCTCGGCGAGATCGCGCCGCAGGACTTCAGCAACAACCTGCCGGTTCAACTCGGCAAGCTGTGCGAGCCGTTCATTCTCGACTGGATCGAGCGCGTGGACCAGCACGAGATCACCGAGCGGCAACGCTTCATCGAGCACCCCGCCCTGCCCTACAGCGCAACGCTGGACGGTTATCGCGCCTTCGACGATGCCGTGGTCGAGGCCAAGCACTGCAACCCCTTCAGCGACCGCCGCGACATCATCACCGAGTACACGCCGCAGGTTCTCCTGCAGATGCGCTGCCGCGATGCAGCGCGCGGCATACTCGCCGTGCTGCGCGGGTTCACGCTGGAGCAATTTGAAATCAACATCGACGCGGCCTACGAGCGCGAGGTGTTCGACCGCCTCGCCGCCTTCCAGCGCTGCGTCGACACCATGACGCCGCCCGTGCATCGCCCGGTGCTGGTGCCGCCCGAGCTTTGGCGCACCGTCGACCTCGCCGTGACCGTGCCGCTGCCGAACTGGGGTGTGCCGATGATCGAGACCATGCGCCAGTGGTCCGCGACACGCGATGCCGCGCGCCAGCACGATGCCGCGAAGAAGACCGTGAAGGAAATGCTGCCCGACGACGTCGGCGCGGTGCTCTACGGCGACCTCACCGTGCGCCGCGCCAAGAACGGCGCCGTCACCATCCGCGAAAGGGAAGTGCTGTGAACGACACCTCCAACCTGCCAGTCGTCGCCTCGCCGCCGACCGCCATGCAATGGCCGGTCAATGCGATGGATCGCATGGCGCTGTGCCGCGAGCTTGCGACCGCGCGCCTCGTGCCGCCAGCATTCCAGAAAAGCCCGGCCGATCTTTTTTTGGTGATGAACACCTGCGAACGCCTGCGCCTCGATTTTTTTCTCACCATCGGTGAGTGCTACGTGATCTCGGGCAAGGTCGGCTTTTCGGGCAAGATGGCCGCCGCGATGCTCAACTCATCGGGCATGCTCGCCGAGCGGCTCAGCTACGTTTACGCGGGCGAAGGCGACGAGCGCACCATCACGGTGAGCGCGCGCCTGCACGGCGAGACCACGTCACGCTCGGTCGAGGTGCGCCTCGGCAACGTCAAGACCCAGAACGCGCAATGGACCAAGCAGCCCGACCAGCAACTCGGCTATTCCGGCGCGCGCACATGGGGCCGTTTGCATCTGTCCGAGGTGATGCTCGGCATGCAGTTCGATGACGAGGTGCGCGACATGGTCGACGTCACACCGCATCGCGAGCCGACCCCGATGCACCCGCCTGACCTGCAGCAGGGCACGACCATCGAGCAGCCGAGCGAGGCCGAATACATCGAGCCGTACCGCATGGTCGCGCCTGCCGGTGACGAGGACTGGCGACAATGGGCGCAGGCCTACATTGCCAACGCGCGCACGGCGCGCACAGTTGCGGAGCTTGACCGCTGGGCCGCGTACAACGTCGATGCGACAGCGCGCATGGCCGAGATCGAGCCGAAGATGCACCGCATGCTCAACGCCGCCATCGAGAAGCAACGCTTCGTGGTGAAGCAGGAGGAGCGAGCATGACGCTGGAAGACGTCGCGCGCCTGTTTCGCAGATCGCGGCGCACCATCATGCGCTGGGTCGATCTGAACAAGTTGCCGCCGCCCTTCAACACCACGCCGATGACGTTCGATGACGACGAGATCAATGAGTATCACAAGCGTATGCGCGATGAGGCCAAACATGGACGCAAACAACCCGAGCAGCCCGAGCCCGATATCCGACGACGGCATCGCAAAACCGGGGCTGGCGATGCAGCGTGAGCTTGATGCGCGTTGGGATCGCCTGCTCGCCAGTCTCATCAGCGAGACACTCGACCCCGACACCATCAAGCAGATGAAGCAAATCTACTGGTACGGGGTCGCGACCGGCGTGCACATCTTTGACGCCGCCATCGACGGCAAATATGGACGGAGCCAGCTATGACCGCTCTCAACAGCGCCATCGATCCGCGCACCATGAACGAGCGCATCAAGGCCCTGCCGCGCGATCCGCGTGGCTTCCCGGTCCCGTGGTTCGTTCACATCGGCAAGGACAAGGTGGCTGACTTTCGGATTATCGGGGCCGCCAAGGTCGAGTACGCCATCGGCGCGAACCTGTGCTGGATTTGCGGACACGCACTGCCGCGCGACAAGGCGTTCAACATCGGGCCGATGTGCACCATCAATCGTGTCAGCGCCGAGCCGCCTTCGCATCGCTCGTGCGCGGTGTTCGCCGCAATGAATTGTCCGTTCCTGACCAAGCCGCGCATGCGCCGCAACACCAAGGATTTGCCCGAGGGGCACATGCCGCCGGTCGGCAAGCCGGTGATGCACAATCCCGGTGCGACCTGCGTCTGGGTCACGCAGGAGTTTCGCGTGATGCCGGTCGACAATGGTGTGCTGTTTCGCATCGGCGAGCCGATTGACGTGCGCTGGTTCTGCCACGGCAAGACCGCCACGCGCGACGAGGTCGTCAAGGCCATCGGGAAAGGCCTGCCGATCCTGATCGATGAAGCCAAGCAAGAAGGCGAGGACGCAGTGAGGGCGTTGCTACAGGCAGTCCAACGCATGCGCCAGTATCTGCCTGCCCACGAGAGTGAGGACAAAAACAATGATGCACGACAGGGAGCGCCCCCAGAAGAGGACAGTCCAAGCAGGCCGCGAGCGACGAGCCGCGCGCGCTGATGCCCGCGCGAACGCCACCTTGGCCACCTTCGTCGCGGCACTGAAACATTCAGGCAAGTCACGCGATGAGATCGAACGCCTGAGTGACCTCTACATGCTGCGGCTCCAGCGAGGAATGTCGAGACGATGAAGCAGAGATTTTTCACCGCGATCCTGAAGGCCTACGCGGTCGCCCAGCCGCACCTGATGGACGAGTTGCCCGACAACTGGTCGGTGCCGCTGCTGGTGAGCTTCACCCTCGGCGACCTGCGCGAGCTTGAACGCATACGCGTCGGTGAGAACCTGATTTCCGGTGGTGGTCCTGACGCACCGGAGACACCGCGTCCCGGCTCTGGAAATGCCGACACTGACCTTGGCCGGGACGCGGATGAAAGGAGCAAGTGATGGACGGCGAGTTCGATACATTCCACGCCAGCCTGCCGGTGGTCGCCAAGGCACTGGAGAACGCGTTCAACAACGACGTCGAGGAGGAGCAGCGCGTCACCTTCGTCCTCGTCGCGATCAAGACCGGCGAGGAGGTGGACTACGCCTCGATCATCAGCAACTGCACCGACCCGCGCGGTGTGATCCACCTGCTCACATCCGGGATCACGACACTGAACGAGGCCCAGCACCGCCAGCCCGGCGACGAGCACGCAGGCCACGCATGATGTTACTTCCCCGGCACCGCAGGTCCCTTCCACCGCGCTGCAGGGGTGCTGTGTCCCGACCGCTCGTCATTTCGAGGGCGCACGAGCGGTCGGGCATGGCGCGAAAGGATGAGGCAATGTCGCTGGTCGTGGAGCTTGCACTGGTGTTCATCGCGGCGTTCGCCGCGCTCACCACCATGATGACGGTCATCATTCAGACCACGCCATGGGAGCACCTCGACTGGCGGCTGCTGGCCATCGCGATGATGTCGACGGCGACAAACCTGCTGGTCCTCTGGATCGCACTGACGGTGCCGTGATGGGAACGCCCTACGCCGAAGCAACGACTGGTGACAATGCGCGCGGCGAGATCACGCGCCTGTTGCGCCGGTTCGGCTGCGAGCAGATCGGGTTCATGGACAATTACGAGCAGCACGAGATCGTGCTCGCGTTCCGCCACCGTGGCCGCAACATGCACCTCCGCGCCTCAGCCAAAGGCTGGGCCGCGCTCTATATGAAGGAGAACCCGTGGAACGCCCGGCGCAAGTCATCGCAGCAGATGTGGCAGCAGCGCGCGCTGGCGCAGGGCCAGATCGCCGTCAACTCGATCCTGCGCGACTGGGTCAAGGGACAGGTGATGGCGATTGAGACAGGGATACTGTCATTTGAGGCGGTGTTCGCGCCCTACATGATCCTGACCGATGGGCGCACTGTGATCGAGCGGCTCACTGCTGAGGGTCTGCTCGCGCTGGAGGAAGCGCGATGAAAGGCAACGGACACAGCGGCTATGTGACGACGGTGCGCGCCGACATGCTGCGCCTCGCCGTTGAAACCCGGAAAATTCTCACCGGGTCTGTCGATCAAATTTTCGAGATCGCCAAAAAGGCCGAGGTGGTGTTTTGCGTTTGGCCGGATCGCACCAAGCCGGATGGCGTCGACATGATGGTCGTTAAAGGCGACGACCTGCTCGACCGCGCCGCACGCGGCGATGCCGTTGAGCCGGTGCGCGTGGCCTCGATCCCGTGCAGTGAAGCCGACCAAGCCATGATGCTGAAAGAGTGCATCGGAGCGAGCACGGAGACGCTGCAATGACAGAACCCAGCAAAAGCGATCAGATTTTCACAGCGCAGGAAAAGTTTTCGGAGATCATGCGCGAAATCGCGATGCGTCAGCGGGTCTACCCATCGCTGATCGCCAAGGGGAAGCTGACCCAGCGACAAGCGTCGAGACAATTGGACATACTGCGGCAGGTGGCATCGGACTACGGTGGCCAGTTATCTTAGCCGCACAAGAAATAAAGCCATAATCGGGCTGTGGAATTGCATGACACAATGAGTCGAGTAAACTGGACACCTCTACCAAAGGGAAACACAGAGGAGATTGCCCAGTGGCACAGATGCGAAAGTTAGTCAGGATCACCGTGATCGCGGATCACAGCATCCTGTACGACGCGATGACCCTCTTTGAGGGCAAGGCCGTTGCAGGAAGCCTCGTCATCGAGCCGGTGAAGCACGGCGGCGACGACGAGAACGGCGCGTTGAAGGCGATGCCGACGCCGAAAGAGTTCGTGATCGAGTATATGGCCTCCAACAATCGCATCCCGATGAAGGAGGTCGCCACCGCCGCAGAGAAGGCTGGTCTGACGAAGACAGCGGTCTACGCGGTGGTCAGCAAGTTCGCGAAAGACGGCCTGCTTAAGCGCATCGACATGGGCATCTATGAGGTCGCTAAAAAGGCTCGACCGGGCAGGCCTGCCAAGAAAACAAAAAAGGCAAAAACCAAATACGCCGCGCCGAAGTTTAAGCGCAAGACGCGCAGGCCCGAGGACGGCAAGAGCGCGCTGGAACGCATCGTCGCGCACGTCAGCAAGAAGCAGAACGGCAGCGGTGAAGGTGTGAGCCTCGGCAACATCAAGACCGCGATGGAAAAACTGGGATTTGTGCCAACGGGTGTCGGCCCTGCGCTCACCTCGCTGGTTCAAAAGGAGATGCTCGTGCGCGTAGCGCCCGGGCATTACCGAACTGGCAAAACGCCAGTGAAGCAAGAGACAACCAAGGAGGGCTGAGGCTATGGCTGCGAAGCGACTACAGTTATACAAGGCGTACATCTTCCGAGGGGACAAGGACCCCGTCATCGACAAAATTCACACGATGCTGGACGATGAGGGAATAAACTACAGCGACGCAGCCGAGATATCAGGAGTGGGGCGCAGCACCATTGTCCAATGGATCGAAGGCTCAACGATGCGCCCGAAATACTGCACCATCGCCGCCGTAGCTGGCGCGCTGGGCTACGAGTCCACGTTCGTCAAGAAGCGTGGCCACAACATTGTCGACCTCCACGCAAAGAAGCGCAAAGTCGCGTGATGCTATGCGCGTCATCATCACCTTGGCTGCGATCCCGGCAGCAGTGTGGGTCGCATGGCCTGCACCGGATAAGCCGGTCGTGGCCAAGGCGGTGGAGACTGAAGGTGTGCGTGCTGCTCGCATGGACAGCGGGACATTTCGGTCCCGTTGGTCGGCGGTCGGAGACTTGCCACCGGCAACTGTTCTTCGAAACGTAGAGCGCAGGACACCTGCGCCAACTGTAGAGCGCAGGACACCTGCGCCAAATTCAAAAACAAAAACCGTAAGCAGCAGGCGCGCGTCACTCACGCTCGACCTCTGCCAGCGCCATAGAATGCACAAGGTCTACTACGGCCACGGCCGAACATGGCGGTGCCGCCGTTAACACCGGGGTGCTGCGATGTCGGGCGCAGGCGTGGACGACCGATGGAGGAGCTTTGCCCAAATGTCGATCAGGCACGGGACCATCGACCTACCAGACCAGCAGCCGGTCGTGTTCGCCCAACTTGCCGGTATCAGTTGCTCGGTGTGTGCGCCGCTCTGGATGGTGCCGCAGGACATCGAGACGTTCGCGCAGCGCGAGCTTGGCCGTCCCATCGGCGGCTGGGAGTGCGTCGACAAAGGCCAGCTTGGTTTAGGCCTGCGCACGCCGCACCCGTGCAATATGGATGGCCGCCACCGGCAGCACTGGTTTTTGCTTTCCGGCGCGCAGGCATCGCAATTCAGACTGGGAACGAAGAAGCCATGAACGATCTCGATCAGATCAGCCTCGATGTGCTGACCGCTGGCAACTGTCCGACCTGCGGCAAGCGAGGCTTCGTCCTCGGCCCGCGCGGCGGGCAAGCCATCAACGTCGAATGCGCGAACCTGAAGTGCCGCGTGCGCTTCAACGTCGTGACCTATGCCGGGCGCGTGATGATGGCCCAGTCCATCGACCGCGCGAGCGTGTGGCCATCCGAACCGAAGAAGCTGTCATGAGCGTGATCTTCACCCGCACGACGCTGCCACGCGAGCTTAGGCGCACATGGCTGCAGTACATGCGTGACTTCGACGTCGCACACAACTGCTGCTGTTCCGAAGTAGTCTCCGCTTCAGCGATCCCGCTGGCCACCTCCGGTATGTCGTGGGTACCGACTGATCGCACTGTTCGACGCATCATCGCGTTGCTGCCCGAGGAGAAAGAGCAAAGTCTGGAAATTCTCGACAAGGTGCGCCGCCGTATAGTGGGAAGGCTCAAGCGATGAGACCGTCGCTGTCCGATCTGTTGGAGATGAGGCGCGTGCTGCGCATCAACCGGGTACTTGCTGTGACGCTTGCCGGTCTCTCCGCCATCGTTGGAGGCATCTGTCTTTATGCTGCAATTGACGACTGGCTGCGCGGGAACGCGTTCTGGAGCGCGGTGAACACCGCCGTCGCGTTCTTCAACTCGGTCGCGTTCGAGCGCAACATGCAACACCTCTGGGTCATGCGCCGCGTTGACGCGAGGCTGCGCGCGCTGATCGAACTGGATCACAGCCATGGCTGACAAGCAGATCAAGGCCTACCTGATCGACCCCGAACTGCGGCGCATCGAGCTTGTCGATCTCGACGCCAAGGACCCGCTCGTGCGGGTGCGTGAACTGATCGGTGCCAAAGGCCTCGACCACGGCCTGATCTCGGACATGCTCGACACGATCTGGCTCTATGAGTTCGGCCTGCTCGATGGCAAGCCGATCTGTGCCTTCAAGCTGCCGACGACGCACAATCCGTTCGCTGGCAAAGCGGTCATCATCGGCACGGGCGAGCGCGGTGAGGCGAAGGCTCCCTACGTCCCCATCGAGATGATCCGGCGCGACATCGAATGGCTGGGCACCATCGTTCCCGCCGTCGACTGGATCGAGCAGCCGAACGGCCTGTGCGCCGTCGTGACCTACAGCCGACCGAAGGAGGCCAAGCGATGAGCAGGAAGAAGCAGAAGCAGCAGCCGCCGCCGGAGCCGATGCCGCTCGGCGATGCGCCGATTTCCGACGAGTATCGCACCAAGATGAAGGTCATCGCGTCGGTACTCGATGAGGGGTTCAACGGCCTCGCCAGAGGCACCGACCGCAAGACCGGTTTTGTGCTGCTCGTCTTCCCGTTCAATGACGACGGTAGCGCCTCAGAGCGCTGCAACTTCATCTCAAACGGGGCCGACCGCAAAGACCTCGTCGTGCTGTTCAAGGAGATGATCGCGCGGTTCGAGGGTCAACCGGAAATGAAAGGGGAAGCGTGATGACCGACGAGCCGGGCGACGACAACCCGTTCAAGGCGATGGAGCCCATCGGCGACACCAAGGTCGCGCCCGCTCACGGCATCGCGGCGTTGGCGCTGACTCTCGCGCTCAAATATCACGACATCAACACCGTGCAGGACGGCACGCTCTACCAGCAGTACAAGCTGGAAGGTAAAAACATGTCGCCGCTGCACCTCGACCATGTGTTCGAGACCGCGATCAAGATCGAGCAGCACCTGCTGGCAAGCTCCGCGCGCATTGCCGACATCGTTGTCGAAGCGCTGGAGGCCGGGGTCACCGAGCACGAGGAGAAGAAGCAAGCAGAGCCGAAAGGGGAGACGTGATGATCGACATCCTGCACTTGCCCCATCCTACGAACATCGAACGCGTCGAGACCGGCCCGGTACAATTTGGCGACGACTGGCCGGGCACGTTCATTCGCGGCGACAATGCATTGACCTTCGCGCACATGCTGGGCGAGGCCATGTCGTTCATCCCGTCAGAGCAATATCTGGTGAGGGCGCAACTCGCTGGACTTGTCGACACGCTGCAGTCCTGCTCGGTCGGCGACACCGGATGGCCGCCGATGCCTGTCATCATGCAATCAACAATCCGCGACAACTGGGTCAAGCGCTTCGATGATCGCAAGCGCGAACTGATCGCTGACGGCATGTCTGCCGAGGCCGCCGACGACATTGCCGCGCTCGACGTCATCGCCGAACTGAGGAAACCATGACCAAGCGACCGTTGCCGATAGACCGTCCTGCACCGGAGGGCGCGCTCGCGGTCTGGGTCATCTACCACCGCCCGAAGGATTACCCGGATGGCTACGTGCTGCGCTGTCAGTACGCGATGCCGGGTGGCACCACGGAGATCAGCAAGGATGCGTGGTTCGGCGACACGCTCGAAAGCCTGCGCGCCATCGTGCCGCCCGGTCTCGTGCGAATGAGCCGCCACCCCAACGACGAGCCGCACATCGTGGAGACATGGATATGAGCGACGGTTACGTCTTATCCATCGCCTGCAAGATCGAGGTCGAGGGCGACGACAACTATCGCGTTGCACTCACGGTCACCGGCCTACCCGACCGCGAGAGCGCCGAGATGGTCGCAGGCTGG